ATCATTTTATGGACGCGGGAAATAGTTGCATTTCTGTATTCTGGCCGCACAAATACAGACATTTCTTCAAGGAAAGGCGTGTCTGAATACCAGTTTGTGGCAACGCGAAGCAGAATCATTGCCTCTAACTTGTCCTTTTTACCCACAACCCCAATGATACCAAGGTGTTTGTAAAGAAGCGGACGTATCATAGCCCTGACTTTATCTTCATTAAGATTGAACATGCCAATCTCTTTATGAATGAGCCTAGCTAAAACCATAATGCCCTCCTCGTCGTCTGGCTGTGCCGTCCTGACAAGTGGCTCTGTTGTGACGCGCTCGTACTTTGGCATGCGCTTGCGGGCGCTTTTGGAAAGACGGATGCGCTGCTTTTTGAATCCTGAGTCCATGTTAATCCTTAATCGCGCTTGGGGCCGGGAAGTTTTTGGAGGGTCTTGATATGCTTCTTGCGTAATTTTAGAACATATTGGTCAAGGATGCGGTGACCCTTGGCAAGGTCGCCATCGCCAAGACCCGCTACCGCTGACGGGCGAACAACGTACTCTCCGCCAGCAGCGACAATAGGCACAGGCTTGCCAACATTTGTAAAATGGGGGTCATGATATTTTTCTACCCACGCATCAATCGCTTTGAAGCCAGCGAGAGTGTTCCCTTCGCCAATGTAAGCCACTTCTTCAGCAGGGATGACATAGGCTCCGGCGGGTACATGCATAGGAAGATGATCTGTGCGACCAGCCACGGGGCTATGGATAGGACCAATATGGATAATATTATCCCTATTTCCATGCGAATTTCCTCCATGTGCTTTTCCTGAACGGGCAATATTTAATGCAGCCGCCACAGCTTGGTCATGCGGATAACCTGAGCGGGACATTTCGCTTATGTTCTTGCCGATAGTAGCCTGAGATGAACCGTGTTTGAGTGGCATCACGAATATCCTACTGCGATGATGGAACCTGTGCCGGGCAAAAAATACAATCCCGTGGCAAATGGAACTTGGACTTGATATGTACCAATTGTATTAGGGACGGCATAAATGCGGTTGCCTGTCGTCGTAGATGTGTTGTTTGTGTCATACAAGTAACCTTGTGTAGACCCCGCCACAATTACGGAAACCGTAGCTAACCAACCTGATGATGATTTAATTACCTTGCTAGCTGACACTTCCTTGCTGTTATTTACCCCAGCAAGAATATTTAACGCATTAACATATGAGTTAATTGCAACAACGCCATTTTTTTGGGTAGTGAGGAGGTCATCTAAACTAGCCATTAAAATCTTCCATCAAGTTGGTAGCGATACCGCATTGCACCCAATCGCCAAAACGTACCCACGTCATTAGATGAAATTGCAATAGACATAAGCCTTGCCCTGATACGAACTGAAAGGTTTTCAGTGGCTTGCGTTACACTATACGGACCATATTGGACAGGCGTATCGCCGGGGTAGTTAGTTGCATAAAATGTAATTTGCACAGTGGCATTATTAGAACCACCATATGTACCCCACTTCATGTCCGGCCAAACCAAATCTAAAAATATCAGATTATCTGCCTCATTTAATTGGAAGTAGCCCGTTTGAAATGATGAAAGCATTGGCGCAGTTTGCAGACCAATTGCAGCGTCATTGCCAACTTCGTGTTGATATATCCAATTTTGTTGGGAGCCACTAACAGTTTCAATTCCCGCCCCAATAGGGTTACCAAGCACGGATTGATCAATCCAAGCTGATCGTGCCATTGTGCCGTAATCCCANTGCTGCAAAATAATGTTGTATTTTACATATGAGTCATTTTCGCCCGTGGTACTTGCATTAGAGGGATAAAACCACATGACTTCATTNAATTGAGAATTTACGGCAACGCGGATATTTGAAGTATAAGGTACGCCATTTGCGTCTGAATTAGTATTTAAGTTTTCATAAATAACATCCCAAATAGGGCAAGGAAGTGGTTCTGGCCCAGCACCCGTATTTTGGAAAAACTGGTTTTGAGACATCCAATAAATTTTGTTATTGATTTGACCCACACATTTACGACTAATGGCTCCGCAATTAGAGCCAATCTTGTTAAAACCGTAAACCAAGGGATAGCCAACATATTGCATGGCATACAAGTCAATGTCAGTCCAAATTAACCCCTGTTGCGGCCCTTGAATGCACGTAACAATTTTACTGCCCGTTGGGATTCTAAATGAACCAGCTTGGTTGGTGCTTGACGCATTCCAAGTGGTAAAGTCACCAATATCCGACCACCTAAGTAGCAACGGTTCCTGTTGAAGATTAAATGAACTTCCCCACGCCACAATTTGTCTTTGTGGCATCGCAACAAAGAACCCATCATTAACGAGTGGCACTTGTGAACTTAGTAATTGAGCATTTAAAAATGGTCCATTTGGCTGCCAGTAATAAATTGGCCCACCTGAACTATAAGTTCCGTATCCCGTATTAGATGGGCAAGCGATTAAATCTTGCCCATAATTGTCCAACGTCCAATCTTCTACGCCGGAAAGTGGTGAACCGGGTGGAGTGGTTGAACCAACACCAATACCATAACCGCCAACACCGTAACCTCCAACGCCATATCCGGTTGGAGCCAATTGGGGTGATGCAGTGGTATAGTAATTAACTCTTACGTTGCCAGAGTTAACAAATGTTGGACCCGCGCTGGAAGACGCTTGTGTNCCACAGTTAAATGTAAAATTGTTGGCATCTGTGACGGAGTTAACAGTATAAAGACCAAATAACGTCACGCCGCCAAGGGATAGAGACACGCCGATGTAAAAAGATTGTCCTACTGTGTAACCGTGGTTATTAAACAAACATGAAACAAGTTGAGAATTAGCCGTAGTGGTAAATTTATAAACTGCCCCGCCCGTAAGCCCAGAAATAGCATTTGTTGATGCAGTAACCGTATACGAAGTATTTGATACGTAAGTCGTATTATATGGGCCACTTAAGATAATGCCATCCACGGAAACGGGTGTAACAAACTCAACATAATCAAGATTATTAACCGTGATGTTTGAGTCACTCACCGTCACAACCGCAGAACCTGCGGAGGTCGTAAAGCTTGGAGATATATTGTCAGTGTATACGTATGGCGTAATTGTTTGCAGGTTATTGTTTGTTAAAACTGCAAGTTGGTTAGTGGCGCCAATTCCAAGATGATTAATTGCATTAAGATCAGACCAACCCTTTAGCGATCTTATGGTAGAGTTTATAAATGAACCATAATATGCAACCCAGCCGCCCATTTTTTGAGCAAGACCCAAGCCCATGCGTTCTGGTAAAAACCGTATTAAGTTTGACTTTGAATAGTTGGCTTCATTTAAAGCTAAGGTTGTTGTTACCTCAACGCCGGGCTTTAATTTAATGGTATTATGGGGCATGGATTACCCCCGTGTCGATGTAGCGGTTGGGGCGGGGGAATACGAAGACCAAGCAGCAGACTCATACTTCTTGCGATTTTCTTCCACCAACGCACTGCTTTTCAATAGTTGATATTGATTTTCATAGCTTTGAGCCATTGCCGGATCGTCAGACAGGCGGCCAAAGTTACGCTGGTAGGCAGAGATGTAAATCATGGAAGCCATAATAAGCATGTCTGGAAGATACGTTGATATAAACGTAGTGCCAGACCCGTTGCTTACCGTTCCAATTGTTGTCGCCGCCGCTGTCCCAGATGCAACTTGAATGGTAATTGAGTAAGTACTCGTAACTGTGCAGGTATAAGTTCCATTCCATGCACTAGAAATAAAGTTAGTTAAGTAAACCGTAGTTCCGGTTGATAAGCCATGCGCGGACATGAAGTTGATTGTAGCCGTTGTTCCAACCACGGATGTGCTGGACACTGGCGGCAAATAACCCAAAGATTGGGCGCGAACCGTGCCAGTAAGAATGGTGCCGTAATTGCTGTCTGGGATTGGTCCCAAAATCATGTATTGGCTAGTATTACCTGTAGTAGCAGTATCGCCCCCATAAACAGCAAAATACTGAGGTAAGCCTGTCGTAGAACCTGATCCGTAAACATTCTGTATAAA